GGGCGCAACCTCCGTCTTGGGCTGGGCCTGGGAATAGGAGATATGCCCCTGCTCAATGACGAGGCAGGAACCGTCCTTGCAGACCTCCGTGCGCTCCGGGGTGACGTCTACGGAATGCCCGCAGCCGGACAGGGACATTCCAACGCCCCCAAGGACAGCGCCGGCTATACCCACCCCGGCCCAGTAGAGGGCCTTTTTCCACCAGGTGGAAGCCCCGGAAGCCTTGATGCCGAGATACTCTTTCACGTCCTCAAGCGCGTGCTTGCCGATGATGGGGAGGGCCTGATCTGCGACGTGATACCATGCTTGCCTGACATAGGCCGGTTCATCTTCCCAGCCCGTTTCTTTCGGGGCGTGGGATATGGCGGATTGGTACATGTTGTACATTTCCTTGGCTATCGCCTCGGCATGATTGCATTGATTGTTAGTAGTCATTTGATTATGTTGTTATTGGTTAGGGGTAGTGAAGTACTTGAAAAACGCCACGTCGGCGGGGTCTGTGAGGACAAAAGCCGGGTAATTGATGGTGGTGAATATCCGTCTGCCTCCCTGGTCATTGACGGCCTCGACGGTCAGAGACACGGCCTCAATCATTTCATAGGTTCCGTCTTCCGTAAGGCTTAGAGCATCTTTCCCCAGCCGCGCCCACACCTGGGAGGCTTTCCACGGTTCCGCCAGTCCCACCAGCGCGGCAACTACAGCCTGCATGGCCGGGGCTTGGTCGGCGGGGATGTCGTCTTGCGTGTAGCGGTCCGTGTGGGCGTAGCCCTCCGCATCCCGGTAGATGGCCGTCAAGGCGAATTCTCCCCATTGTCCGGGCCGGGGGAATTGTATCTGTATCTCTTCGTTGTTCATCCTATTGGTACGTTAATATCTTCAAAATCAGTCGTTTCTTCGGTTTCAATGGCATTTTCGGCTATCGCGGCCAGGGCATAGTAAACCGGGTTGACATTGCCCGGTTGGTAGTTGGTGCGCTCCGCAGACCCGACAAGGAGCGCAACGCTACCGTCTGCAATCCCCGGCATGTCTGACACAATGCGATTAAACCCCGTCCCCGTTTCAAAAGTCGTAACCCCTCGTACCGTGGCAATCATCCACAATTGCTGAATGCTACCGCTTCCGGTCAGCAAAAACAATGCCCCGTAAGCGTCGCCATAATCCCCCGCAATGTAGGAGCGTGGCTCATATTGCTGGTAGATGATCTTGTTAACTATATAAGGTATTGGCTCGTTACCGGAAGCAGGGATAAAGCTGGTTGTGGTTTTAACCTTCCAGAGCTGCGTGGACTCGGTACAGTATATTTCACGGACGCGGATCACATAGCCATTGCGGGCCGTATCGCGCACATTATCAAACGTAATATCCAGTATCTCCCCGGTATTGTACGCCAGATTATTACCGGGAATGATGCTGTATGAGTCCAGGGATAAATCTTGCCGCGTCGTCTTGCTCCCGCGCCCAATATCTACGGTGATTTTGCCAGCCGCCGTTAATTGGTAGGGGATAGAAAATCCAGCGAAACTGGAATAATTCCATTGGCCGTGCGGCCCCGTGAAAGTATGTATAACAGTACTGTGCGTATTGGCCGGGACGTTTGTCTGCGCGTACTGGCCAGGTATCAGAATTTTAGTAGATGCCGTACCTGTCGCCGTAATAGCGCCCGTGTTCAGGTAGACATGCTGGGTATAAATGTCCGTCACTCCGGCCATTCCTGCGGCATACAGGCGGTTCACGGCTGCCGTGCCTGTTTGCGCTCCCACGGTAAGCGGAATATTGATGCCACCATTGGCGTTGATGGTGCCGTTCGCAGTCAGACCACCCTCCAGCATCATATTACCCACAGCATCTACCTGCGGGATGGCGGCAAGGGCCTTTTGTGCGGACGCGGCAGCATCGTTCGCCAATTTCAGAGCATTTTCCGCATCCTTCCGTGCGGTATCGGCATCAGTTCCGGCAGTTTCGGCTTTTTGAGCTGCGGCCTCCGCACGTTCTGCAGCATCCTCGGAAGGGTCAATGATTTTAACTTCTCCGTCTGCGGCGTCGGGGACTATGATTTTAATGTCGCCTATCGTTACCACGTCTTCATTCCCTGGTGGCGTGACACGGGGGGCGGCCTGGATTTCTCCCATAATCAAGGGCCGTTCTGCGCCGTCTGGCGCAGCCATGAACAGATCATAGGCATGAGCCCCAGCTTTTAGGGGGCTCCATGCAAGGCGCGCGCTTGTGGCGTCAATAGGCTCGCATTTAATAGCGGCGGCGCCGGGACCGCGGACAGCGCAGCGGAACGTGTTTCCGGATATGTCTTTTGCCGCGCCGTCACCGTCCACAAAACGCAGCATCACCGATTGAGCAATGCCGCTGGTAGTAGCAATATCAAATGGGGCGCCCTGACATAAAATCATCATACACTAGTGCGCGCCCGTTGCGCTTAAATGACGCGGTGAATCATGGCAAAGATCACCGCCATGCAAGAGCAGTCCCACATGTGAGAGTTATTCCCGGAGGCAAGCCACTTGAGGGAGACACGCCCAGTGCGCTTGTCTATGGATTCCTGCTTACTTTCGGCCTGCATCTGCTTAATGTATTCGGCAGAAACGTCATGGGGCACCTTCCAATTCCCCGATTTAATCCGCGCGGCAAGAACATCCTTCGCCCGTTGGGAGGAAAAGTTGAAATGAAGGCATTTTACCCCTTCCACGATATGTTGTTCCAAGGGTGCATAGATCAGCTTGACGCCACGGCTCTTGATTTTATGCAAGTATTCCTCCTTGACGGTGCCATTCATCGAAAACCAATGATGAAGACCGCATATCTTCCGAACGGCATCCGTATCAAAGGCACAGTCCAGAGCCACGCAATGATCAGGCACATTGAATTGAGATTGTTTACATTCAATATCTTCCAACGTTTCAAGGCGCCCCTCCGAAAGCAAATGAAAGGAGCCGCCAGCGTCAACGGCATAAACCGTATGCCAAAAGTGCCCCTTCTGGACGTCCACGGTCAGGAAACGGGTCCGTTCGTCTTCCACGGTATACCCTTCCATACTTTCCGCCGTGAGTGGGATTTTCAACACGTCGTCTTTTTCGCCCAAATCCACAATGTTTTGAGCAAGCCGTTTCTGGATAAACTTTTTAAGCGGCTCTATGTCCCCCTTCCGCTTTTTTTGATTGGCAAGAATCCACTCCACAGCCAGATCAGCCCATGACACCCAGTAACAAGCCAAAGCATTAAAATTGTAGCTCACTATCTCCGGCAACGCGCTTGTGTTGCCGGAAAACACGTACTTGCCGCCGCTGGCCAGTCGGCGCCGGTTGTTCACGGTATCTTCTATTTCATGAGAGCAGCGCGGGCACACCATTTTGACGGATTCCTTAAAACGCTCCCAATCAATATTTTCCTCTTTACTGTAGATGACATCCCGCCAGTCATAAGCGTTCCACCCCTGGCAGCCGGGGCATTGCCAATGGTAATGATGGATGCGGCCCTTGCCGTACTCGTCAACCCAGTCCGTCCCCTTGTCGCCCCCCTGGGAGACCATCAAGATTTTACGGTTGAACCGGTCATGGTGGCGGGCCAGGAACTCCCGCACCATCCCCTTTTCCCATGCCCACATTTCATCACCAATCAAATACCGGCAGGACTTTGACTGCAACTGGCCCTTGGTAGCGGATACCATCCACAAATTCATGTGCGGGAAAAGGATTTCCGTTTTCCTGGCCGCATGCCTTTTCTTCGGCAGCAAGTCCTTCAGGGCTTTGTTGTCGCGGAACGTGGGGAAAAGCCGCGTCTCCGCAAAATCGGATGTTTCCTGCTCATTCTGAAACGCGACAAGGGTATTTCCGGCATCATTGGCAATGAGGTAATTAAGCAAGCCGACAAACAAAGTTGACTTGCCGGAGCCGGTGGGCGCCATCAGGTTAATGTGTTTTACCGTGCCGTCATTCAAAAATTTATCAATGGGGTCCAGCAAGAAAGGGCTCAACGTAAAATCAATGTGGGAAGACCTTGCCGATTGCTGGTCTACCACATTTTCACGTATCCATGTAACCGGCTCTACGTCCATTCCCGCGGATACGTTATCCGCAAAAAGAGTCAGGAATCCGGCAGCCTTTTCAATGTCTTTCATTGTTCCGCCCGGCTGATCACCTTGATTTGAGCCTTGGACTCTTCTGCAATGGAGTACAGGGCAGCCTTGATTTCTTCCCGCAGCACGGGAACCATTTCGGCCGCCGTCAATCCTTCCAATTTTCCGGGCAGTTTGTTTTCAAACGCCTGAATGACGCCCTTGGTTACACTGGCAAGATGCACCACAAGTTCATTGACATCCTCCATGTCCACCAGATTTGCCTTGTCCTTTTCAAGCTTCACGCGGGCCTGTTCAGCTTGCAAATTCTTGTAGGTGACTTCCGCAGCAAGTTTCTTTTTCCGCAGTTCCGCCACTCCTTCCCCTGCTACCGTGGCGTTTTTCTCAACGCCTGAAGCAGCGGCTTCAACGGCTGGATTTTCCTTCCTTCTGGCCTTAATCAATTCTCGTATTTGAGCATGCGTCAACCCCCGCTTCACGTGATACGTGATCGTGCTTTTGTTGACGCCCAATTGACGGGCAAGTTCAGCCTGTGAAATCCCTGCCATTACTCTTCCCTTTACATATTATTATATCATGATATGTTGATAAGTAAACACCGCAGATATGGACCCGCAGCAGTCATATTACACAGCACACACGGATTTTGAATATCCGGAGGATGAACAGGAGCAGGAAAATGAATTCCGGGAACGTGCCCTTGAAATGATCCGGATCATGTCCCTGGCCATGTATCACGTTATCAACAGCCGCACCCCCAGTGTCACCGCGTTTGGCGTAGCGTACGCCCTGGGGCTTACGTCCGTGCTCGGCAATGAGCGCATGGCCGAGCGGGCGCGCAAGCTGGGCGTGCACAAGGCCGCCATCTCCCGCGCCGCCTCCAAATTCCTCGCAGAAAGCGGCCTTCCTCCGTCCCTGATGATGCAGCAGGCTGAACATGCCGCTATTAAGCGGCGCCCCGTCAAAAAGCTGGAAGCGCCGCGCAAAAAGGCGCCGGAGCAGATCATGAGAACATACACCACGGGCAAGAAAAGTTTTGAGGAAAATCAGTTGGTTCTTGACCTGTTCAAAGTCTGAATCCGTCCGGTTCCCCCGGATGCAGGATTTCCCACATGACGCGGGCGCAAGCTTCGCGGATAGTGCACCCCGATTGCTGGACGATGGGTTCATAAAAATCCTTCTGGCCGCAGTGGACGGCGGATACATGCCGGGCCAGTTTCGCCAGTTTTGATAACTGGTAGGTGTCGCATGTCCGGATTCCGATCAGGTATTTCCCTCCCTGAAATTCAATCACGTCGGCGCCCTTTCGCCCGTAAAGGTACAGGGCCAACTGGGAAACGGTCACATCCTCCGGGTAGGTCTGATTATGGCGTACCGGGAATTCCCGCGTCACCAGGACATCAAGAGCATCATTGATAAATTTCCGCGTCACCCAGTAGCACACGCCTGACCAGGCGAACGGCACGGCGCACTGGTAGCCCCCCGCAAGCTTCCTGCGCTCAAGCAGCGATTTCCGGATTTCGTCCAGAGACATCAACAGCGCATCAGCATCAATCTTGATTACGGGTTCCCGGCCCGGAATATCCTGCATGCAGGATAGCATGCCGCGGACGCATTCAAGGCCGTTCAGGTTCTTGTTGCGCTCAAAATAAGTCTTCTTGTAAATGATGTCCTTCCCCCTGGGGATGTCCTTTTTTGAGAGCGGGGCTTTCCCATCGTCAAACAGGTAAATCATGCAATGAGGGTCAACCTTGCGGATTTGCCCGACACATAATTCAAGACATTTATAGTCTTCCCGGTAGCAAAATATAGCGTAATTCATTTATCTTTAATTTATTGGTTCGTATTGATTTGAAGATTTATTCCATTCTCCTTGCTGGATATAGATTTTTTGATTTCCGTCCCGGCTTAATCTCAATGCGTGGTCACTGTCACATGCAAGCATGGTCCAGGAATCACTGATAAGACCGTCGGAGCCGTCGCTAGTCGTATCTGCATGAAGTTCAACTGAAAGCGCATCTCCCACCATTACAAAATGGGCCTTTACCCCGTTTGCAGGTTCACTCCAATTACGGTCATAATCAAAAACGACATAGCCACTACTGGTTTTCCGCAATGGCTTTTCAAATTTTAAATTCTCCCCCACAGCCAAGGAATCCGCGTTCAAGCTTATATCAAGCTGTCCTCCCGTCTTGGTTAATTGGTACTTGATGCCGTTAGAGGTCTTTTGCGTGGTGTTGACATTTAATTTGATTGTGCTTCCCCCAATTTCAATGGGGGCTTCCGCCGTGTAACTGGTTTGTTCCGGATCTGTCATGGAATCGGTATCAAGCTTCATGGCAAGCTCACCGTTTTTGACTTCCAGGCTGTACTTGATGCCGTTGGACGTTTCATGTTCTGTTTGGTCCAGCTTGAGAGATACGCTCCTGCCGGTGATTTCAATGGGGTGTTGCCCCGTATAGTCGGGGCGTTCATCCTTGATTCTCACGCCAAGCCTAACCGGCCCTTCCTCCGCTCCGCCCTCCCCTTTTCCCTTCTTCTGGACAAGCCACACTTTCAGATTGCTATCAACATCAACGTTTTCTTCTTCGCTGGATGATTCAATGTTTAGCGTCAGTTCGTTTTCCTCTTCGGCTTCCTTGAGTTCCAAGGCGCATAAGGGGTCCGTCTTAAGCTTGTATTTTTTGAATTCCCATTTGATTACATCCCAGTTGATGAAGGTAATGCCTTTGTGCTTGTAAATAATGGATTTATCACGTTCCTCAAACTCACCTACGACAATGTAAGCTTCCCCGTCTTCCGGCTCTGGAACCTCATTCCCCTTTTCCAGGATAGCGGTATATGCCTCCCAGGTGTCCGTGTCATACGTAACATGCACCCACACTTTTTCCCCTGCCTTAAAAGAGGCTTCATACTCGCTGATCTCTATATCTTCATTTTTCAGCAGTATCTTCTTTTCTTCCTCATTATCAGTATCTTGTTCCTCTTTATAGGCATTCAAAAGGAGCCCTCCGGAGACCTTGCCGGAAAGGGATGCCTCCGCGTCATCCGTGATTTCCACCAAATCAAAGGCCAGGGGGCGTGAACCGCGCTGATAAGGGGCAATGGAAACGTTCTGGCCGCCACCGCCGCGCATGGACGTTTTGCCATGCGTAGCAGCATTGAGGGCGTTTGTAAGGGCGTTGGCCCAATCCGCCTTGATAGGGTCTCCCTTAGTGATGTTATCCATTTTTGTATAGGTCCGTTGACCAGCCTCCGGGATTGGATTGCGTGTATTCTTCCGTGATCTCGTATTCCCTGTTACCTACTTTGTGGATGGAGTACCGGGTAAAGAGATAATTGAGCTTATACCCTTGTACTTCCGTTGCGCCTCCAAACTCGCTGCCCTGGACAATCTTTCCCACACGTGCCACCTTGGACGCGTCTACGCGGCGCGCTGTATAGGTTTTCGTGATGACCGTATTGTTCTGCGATATTTTTTTGTAACCAAGTGTGATATACGGGGTGATCGGGGTGACGGGGAGTTGAATATGCCCCGGCGTCTCGTCTTTCTCGCATTTCAGCCGGTACTGGCCGTTGCTGCACAAGACAAGCCCCCCGGACAGGTAAACGGCCAGAATCAGCATGTCGTTTTCCGGATACTTACTACTCCCATCCGTGTTACGCAGTTTGTAATAGCTCAATATGGGCTCAAGCGTCATGTTCGATCGGTCGCTGATCTTGACCTTGTACTTTTCCTTCGCGTCGTTGGGATTATCCGGGTTGTCTGGATTGATGGGGTTGCCGTCTTCATCCTCATTGGTATCTCCGGACGGGTAAGAGTACGTTACCGTCACCTTGTAATGCGTCGCGGAATGCAAGGCGATCTTGTAGCCCGTCGCCATCATGCCGGGGGCATTGGGATTGGTCGCCATGGCCGCCCACTTGGGGCGCTGGAACCCTGCAATGGGTACAATTTGGGATTGTGAAACGGTGCGGTTGACTCTGTACGCTACAGCGCCCTGCTGGCTAGCAACACTCGGCGCAACGTCCGCCCTAATTCGTAAATCGTTTGTCCAGGTCATCATTCAAACAATCAAAACGCCTTCTTCCAAAATCTGGGAAAAAGATTGCGTGGTTTCCGTCTTTCTCCCGTAGGGGTTGTTATCCTCTCCCATCTTCACAAAATTGCCACCGCCCGCGGAAATCAATGACTGAAGGGCGGCATCCGGGCCCTTCCCTTCCGTGGTCGTGATAGAATAGGAACAACACCTTTTATAGTAGTCAGTTATTCCTTTATTTATTACTTTGTTGAACAGGTCAGAAAGTTCCTTTGAGTACTTCACGCCCCCCAAGCCGAAATCATACGGGTCTTTCCTTTTCAGCTTGGAGTCAATTTTCAGGGATTCAATATCCACACGGCCCGACATGATCGCTTCATAGGCTTTCCGCAGGTCCGGATTGTTCTGAAACATGGGCTTGAAATCCGGGTGGTCAAAAATGCTCTTGCTCGTTACGCCAGCCGTAAATTCCCAAGTGGTTTTTGTATCCTTGGGGTCAAAATCAAACGGGTCCGGGTCATCAGGGTCCGGGTCTGGATTATCCGGATCATCTTCTTGAGGGGCTTCTTTTCTGAAGGTACAGACCGTTTTCCACAAGTCAGCAATCTGCGAGTGCTCATAGTTGGATAAGATCAAATCCGTAAAACCGGGAACATGGCAATGCAGGGTGTAAGGAGGCGTGAATTTTTCCCCAGGGGGCGCCACGTAAGAAACGCTTGCCGACCATGCCCCATCATCAGACATGGACGCATCAAAATCGCCTTGCCATCCATACCCGCCTGTATGTCTAATATCCTTGTTCATATCAGCTAAAGAGGGCAACGCCGCCTTTCTCGGCCTTTTCCGCAATCGTCTTGAGGTATCCGTTTGAGGTCTGCACTTCTTTTGTCAGGGAGTCCACGGCAGCGGAAAGACCGGCATCCCCCTTTCCCACCAGGCCAAAAAGGGAACCGAAACCGGAGCCTACGCGGGACACGCTTGAAAGCGTCTGCTGTACCGCGTCAAACCGCGTTTTAAACGCATCAGACATTTCCTTTGCCCGCTCCTTGGAGTTCTTTTCATCCTCCTTTTCCTTCTCCTTTTTGTCCTCAATTTTGTACGTTAGAGAAACCTTCTGTTCCGCCAGCCCAAGAGCATCGTGTTCATTCATGCCGCCCTTCATGAGGGATTGCATTTCCTTCCGCACATCCCGCTGTTTTTCAAGTTCGCGCAATTTATCCTTTTCCCCTGCAAGCTCGGCCCGCATGATGGCAATATTTTCCTGTGTGTCCTGTCGTAAATCCTTAACAGCCTTGTTCTTTTTATTTAATTGATCGTTGATGTCTCGGATTGAATCAGCTACAGACAAAAGCTTTTCGTATCTTGTGGCAGCATTAAAATCTAAAGCTCCGGTTTGAAATTCTTTTTCAAGTAACTTCAACTCCTCTTCCAAATCATCCAAAGAGGCATGTTGAACGGCGGCTAATTCGTCTTCAAGCTGCTTTCTTAAACCATCAGTTGTTAAATCATCCTGTTTCTTTTTCGGCTTCTGCTTATTTGCTTTATCCTTTGTCGCATTGAGCTTATCCATTGCTTCTTTCAAATCAGCGGCAGCTCTCGCCTCCTTCTGATTGTTTTCCACAATCTCTTTAATTGATTGCTTCTCGTTCTCCCTCCACAAAACGCCTTCTTTAATTTCCTCAAGAAGTTCTTGACGGGCTGCAATCATCCTATCAATGGATTCAATTTCCGCCTTTGCTTCTGCGCTGTTTACGCCATCATTTGCAATATAGTTTTGACGAACGCCACGTTGTTTAATAAGCTCGTCCCATTCTTTACCTAATCGCTGCTGGATAAGTTCAATTTCATCATTACTTTTTGCATTGGAAATATCTTCACGGATTTTTCCGCTAAATTCATAATCTCCTAGTTGCTTTCTGTAATCGTAAGGGCCTTCAATAACGGCATTTTCATAATGCCCAGTACGGAACATTGAAGCGATTCCGTAAAATACGGACTGGTACCCGGCAATACTTTTTTCAAAAAAAGAAAGGTTCTTTTCCTGCTTTGCATAAAACTGGAAACTGACCTCGCTAGCTTCTTCAATCTCCGCAGTTAAAGACTGAAAGGCACCAGCAAGATTCGTCACCTTATCGGCCATCATATCTCCCATAGCATTTTCAAAAGTCGCCTTGAGCGTTTCCCATGAACCAATAGTCGTATTCGACAATGCAGAATTTTTGCCGGAAAATTCCGCATCACGCATTTTCCTTATGGCGTTGACGTACTGATCAGCAGAAATTTCCCGCTTCTTGGCAAGCTCTATGACCTGCTTTTCCGCCACGCCCATTTCTTCAGCTAATGCCTTGATGATGGGAATACCCTGATTCTGTAACTGGTTGATGGCGCGGGAGTCGGCAAAACCGTTTGCCATGACTTTAGCCCATGAATTTGAAAGCTGTTCAGCGGAGATTTTACCGGAGGCGGCAATATCCGCGAAGACTTCTGACCAACTCATGATTGCCGTGTTGTTCGTCCGAAAGTGCATGGACAGGTTCTGCGCGGCCTTTCCCAAATCATCCAAGGCAACAACGCCATTTGCCGCCAGATGATCAAGTTGAGATTGCAAATCCCGTGCTGACTCAATGTTTTTAGTGTAAGACGATAACTGAACGGCCATGTATTCATCATCCATGGCATCCTTTATCCCCATTTTGATTACACTCAACGCCGTTCCAAAAGACGCCACACCGGCAACCGCCGCAGTAACAGAAGGCAACAATTTTTTAAAGGATGCTCCCAAGCCTTCCACGTCAGCCGCGGCCCCCTTTCCAGGGCTCACTTTTGCCGCTTGCTCTGATGCTCCGCGGATTTTTTCCTTAATGTTCTCAAGCTCTTTTAATAATTCCGCGGAATCACCAGAGAACTTAAATTTTACTGCGCTCATTCTTCAATATTGACAGGCTTGTTAAACATGGCATCAAGACGTTCCAAATCAGCATGATCTACCTTCCGGGCATGCGTGTAATAACAGCTAACACCATTTGCAACGCATTCACTCATAAGGAACTGTAGAATCATGCTGTATGGAATATCGTATTTGATATAATTTAAGGGGTACCCCGTCTTTGAAGCAATCGCCCAAACCACTTGAATAAAGTAGTTCGGCCTGTCCCCTCCTGTTTTTTTTTGGAATCCTCGACAGTGAAAGCCGCTTCATCAACGTCTTGCGCCTGTTTACCTACCAGAGCAGAAATGCGCTGCATTTCATCAGGGCTCAACTCATATTTAAATTTTCGAACGGATTCCTTGAATTCTTCAAGGCTCATTGATTCAAGTTTTTTAATATCAGCTGTATGAATATAAATATATTCTACAATGCCGCCTAAATCCATGCCCCCATTCATGAACCCGCAGTTAAAACGCTGCATCAACTCCATGCTTCCAACAGACAGGGGGCGGAGTTTCAAGACTTTTTCCTTGTCGCTCATAATGCTCTTGTAATTAGGAGTTCAAATGCCCCAGGAAATTGCGCTTAACCTCTTCCGGGCAATCCTCCGGAATCAGGGCTACCTTCTGACCATCCTTGGAGCGGATACAGGCGATTTTCCGGAATCTAGGAAGTCCGGCCAGAATACCGCGGCGGCAATCAAAAGCCGCCTTGACCAGCGCAAACGGGTCTTCCGGATTGTTTTTCACAAAATCCGGGTCATTCCACTTATTGATCATGTCGCGTGTCTCCGGGGTGTCCGTGAAGTAAAAAACCTTCCGTTCCCCCCGGTCAGTAATGATGATTTCCGCCCTCTTGGCAATGGGGGCCGTGGCTGCAAGCAAAGCACTTGCAAGGTTGATGTCTTCAATATTGATTATGTTATTCATGTTATGTCTATTATGTTATTTTTTGTTCGAGATAGGAGCGCCAGAAACGGCGCCCCTTGAAGTCTGTTATTCGGAAACAATTTCCGGGTTCAGGGCTTTAATGTTCGGGCCATAAGAGGCTTTAACGGTAAAGCTTCTATAATTCTGCGCCTCCATTTTCATATCTACACTCTTGCAGATGGCCTTAGTTACCTTTTCCGGAATTTGTTCACCGGAATTTTTGATGCAGAGGTTCAAAACATCCGCATGGACATCAACAATGTCGCCAATGTGGGGAACCTCCGTGCCAGTCTTTCTCATGTACGCCTCCCAGGTAATTTCACAGCGGGAATCATAAAGAGTATTACCCTCCATAACGCCCTTGTCGCCTGTAAGCTCAACGTCTCCCTTCGCCGACCATGAGTAACTTACGGAGGAAATAATAGCTCCAAAATCCTGTTCTCCGGAATAATTGATTCCAAAGATACCGTCGCCGTGCTGTATAAAATCAGATGCTTGTGCCATACAAATGGCGGGGCGTTGCGCTTCCGGCTGCCCTCCCTTTCCCGCTTGACAAAATCGCGGAATGAGGCATATTAAAGGTGCGTTAGTAATTCGGAACATTCACATGTTCACCTTCTAAACAATCGCCCCGGCCTGCTTCACCAGGCCGGGGCGATTGTTTTCCGCTTGACAAAATCAAACACAAGTGCATATTGAAGACGTATTAGTTCCGAACAGTTCACATGTTCACCTCTAAATCAAACCCCCCGGAGTGGCTGCTCCGAGGGGTTTTTCCTTTAGTTGAACAGAACTATAAGAAGCTCAATCAACCGTTGTATTAGTTCCTGTTGTCTCACATATTACACCTCCTTTTTTAATCCCGGACCAACCGGGCAAAGCGATTATGAAGAAAAACTAAACTTTTTGCAAGATATTTCTACAAATACATTCTACATATTAGATTGACTGTAAAAATATTATATAAACTATCTTTCGATATAGCGTATTGTCCAGGTTGTTATCCAGTCATCGTCATCCAGGGTGGCGGAATAATCTGTGATGTTGAAAAAGTCACACCGTTCTCCACAATCCAGCCGAGACAGAGCCTCCACAAGATTTCTCTCCATTTCAGGATCAGACCGATTATTGAGCAGGATCACGGAAAGCGTGTATTCCCTGGCAGGCAGAGGCAACCATGGCTGGGTGTAACCGGCCATGCCTATGACAACACAAGGTTTCCGCTCAATGTCACTATCATTCCCGGCCTTGTAGACGGTGAAACCGGATTCCCTTAAATGATTTGTTATGCGCTCAATGATCATGCCTTGTTTCTCCTTTGCCATTCGTAATGCAATTTCAAGTTAGTGGCTTGCTCGGCTTTTGTTATAACAAACGGCTCAAGCGCCTTGATCATAGCCTCCGACGCGTAAGGCAGCTTATTCTCAATCTCAATACTCCCATCTGGAAGTTTTTTGATTGTCCCGTTTTGTCCATGTCGCGTAATCCATTGAGGAGCACGAGCGGCCCATCCGTAAGAAGTATTGATCAGCCATCCGGATTTTGCCTTGCCGATATGCTTAAATACTTTCTTCTTATAGCTTTCTGTACTTTTCCTATTGACAACAACATTTCCAGTAAAGGACGCTACATGCCCATCTTTCCGTGCGGAAGTGTGAAATTCTGGACTGTAGCTTTGATAAAAGCGCACAACTTGTCCAAAAACATCTGTTGCTACCTGCGCCGCTGCTGAAGCATCTTTCTTCAAGGTTAATATGCTGGCAACCTGTTTTGCCCTTTTAAGGTCTCTTTGCTTTAGTTGGTTGATAAACGTTCCAACCCCACGCCCAGCGCGGGAAACGTCACGACTAATCGAACCTTCCCCGGATTTTCTTCCGGCTACCTTCGATTTGCGGTTTTTCCCTAGTGGTAGAGTAGCGTTAAAGCACATACCGCTAGCAGTATTGTAGGAAAGTAAGGTGGTGTACAAAGCCCCGAAACGCTCAATATTCGTTTTCGCTTTTTTAATGGCAATATCCATTCCTTTCACATCTATCCGGACTTCCAAACTACTCATACAAATCAACTGATAAAGTTAATACCCTGTAAACGCAATTACTTGTGACTGCGGTAATCTTGAATTTCATCCCCTCACATTCCACGCGGCCCCCTACCTGGAAAGAGTCCCCCGTTTGAATGTGAATGATGCGGTCCCGCTGGTTGCAATATCCCCCCTCCTGGCGTTCAAGGGTTACGTCACGGGAATTCATGTACCCCTGGTATGTCTTCCCCTGGTAGGCAATTTCCGCCTGTGGTAATACCTGATTTATGCGCCGGTGCGCGGCGTTGGCCGCATCTGTGAATCTCATATAAATGGCGGGGCGTTGCACAAAAAACCGCCCCGGACAAGTCCGGGACGGTGAACACCAGCAGTTAATGCAAAGAAAATTAGCTTTCAGGAGGCGTGACAGCCGCCGCAACGTATCCTTTCACCTTATCCGGTTCGAGAATCTTGGCGCCGAACATCAGGCCCAGGGAGGCCCACTCTGCGCGGGTATTGCGGTCAATCCACGTGCAATGCAGAATGCCAAGTCCGGCGAGTCCATCAATCGGGATAACCTCCGCGCTAATATCATCCTTAAGGTCAGAATCAATTTCCGGAATTGCGGAGCCTACGCCAATCGCCCCACCTTCAAAGGACGCTCCTACAACATCTTTCGCAAATACGGAAGATTTGACTTTGTGAATTGATGCAAACCCATAGGCTCCCCCGTCAAGGCGGAATTCCGTTGTGTTTTCCGGAAGAATGGCCTTATAATAATCAGGGGACAACATCAGTCGGGGCTCTTCGGATTCAACATCCCCGCTTAAGTTAATACAACCGCGCCGCGTGAATTTATCGGAAGGCCCAATAACTTTTGATTCGCTTGCCGTAATAAGAGAAAGAATGCGCCGGTGCAAATCATTGGCAAAAGCAATGGAATTAGTTTTTGCCAAATCTATGAGCCGCCAACCATTGCGTTTTTCTGCCGGGGTAATTCGCCAAGGTAGGTGTAGTTCGGTAAGGGACAGCTTAATTAAATCCCCTTCATTCTCCTTGGCCGTTTGATATTCCGTTGGATTTTCTACAACCTCGCCAGCATTTTTAGGATTCTTAAACTTCGCCACAGACCCATACTCCATTGAAAAATCTTTCGTAAGATAAGAAAGAGGAGCAAGAGCGGCGCGGAGTGAGAGAATAACTTCACTGCGAATAACGATTTTTTGTGCATCAGAAAGTGCCATGATCTTAGATAATAGTTTGATTGTTAAAATGAATGATTAAAGAGGGTTATTTTTCGCAAAGTTTGGCTATTTCTCCTTGATGGGATTCGTAAAACTTCCGCTGCTCCTCTCCGGAAAGCGCCGTGTACTGCTCCAGAAGAGAGGGGGTTTCCTCGCCGTCTTCCGGCTTATCCACTACGGCTTTATGCCCCATGCCAGACACCATTTCCGCGGCCTTCTGGCTCGCCTTCGTATCGGCTTCTTCCTCAAGCTGGTTTTTCTTGAGGGCAACGGATGCGTGGAGCTTGACATTCTCCTTTTCCAGGGCTTCGACACGCTCACAAAGAGATTTAATAGAGGATTGGATTACTGTAATTCCATCCCTCATTTCTGCCCCAAGAGGGGCAAGCTCTTGTTTGAGCGTATCAACGATATTTTGATCAGACTTGAATAGTGCCATACTTATTGCGGGGCGTTGCGCTTTTAATTTGCACCGGGAAAATCAACCCAGGGCATTACATCATCAATCAGGCCCAGAGAGGCAGCATCTTCCGCCACAAAGACCTTGCCGGAAAAAGCATCTGCGGATAGTCCGGGGCGCCCTGAAGCCACAAACTCCTGAAACCTTCCGGCTATCTTGTTGCACAAATCCCTGTAATAGGCGATTGCTTCCGCCTTCATCGGGGTTTCCGGATGTTTGAAAACAGCATCATCATTCGTGATGGTCAATATTTCCTCACTCTTGGCATTCCAAAGGCTGATGACGGTTCCAATACTGCCAACCAGCGCCGTTTCCGTCACGATCACCTGATCACAAGCCGAAGCCAAATAATAGGCGGCAGAACAGCACATGCCTTTGACGTAAGCCACCGTTTCCACGGGCAGTGATTTAATCAATTCCGCTGTTTCATGGCAGCCTTGCACGTCTCCCCCCGGAGAGTCAAAAACGAAAATCACTTCGTCAATGTTCCCAGCGGCCGCCTTTATTTCCTCCACGATGGATTGATAATTTGTGCCGCCCAGGACTTCATTCAGGGGCACGCCGTTACCATATAGGGGCCCGATTACCTCAATCACCAGGGATGACCCAACCACCCGCGCTTTCTGGCGTGTCTGGATGAAAAATGAGAAGTCAAAATCCGGGTTCCCCGCGGCTTTCGGTTCAAGGTTCTTCCGCTGGCGCATACTCGCCAGCCATGCGGTTTCTTCACAATATAACGGTTTCATAACGTTAAAATTTCCTGATATAATCCGGAGAGATTTCTACCCCAAATTCTGCTTCAGCTTCACGGCGCAACTTCTCCGCAATGGCGGCTTCCCTGGCGCGTATTCTCAAATGGTCCTCAACCTGCGTTCCGTTTTCCTCACAGATTTCTGTGAGGTTTTTAATGCCGGCATTGTACTCTTTCAACTGACTGTTGGAGTCGCGCCCCATGTCCACGCTTGGACGCTTGGCGCGGCTGAACATCATGTTCCACCAGCCTACCGCGTGCGGGATGTCCTCCCGCTGTATACCTACGGCCAAGACATACTGTACAAGCAGTCTGGCGGCATCTTCAAGCAGCGTGGCCCGGTCCCGCGTGGTGTTATCGAATTTGGACAGGGACATTCTATTCCCAACGCCGCTTGAGTCCGGATTGACCACAATATCATAGGGCACCCCTACCCCGGACAAGACACCCTTCAAGAGCCGTTCCGAAAAGCTCATGTAGTTCGGGGAGGGGCGCTCAATCTTTAGGGAGTCAAGGGAGTCTTCAGACTTCAAAAACACAATTTGCTTGTCTCCTGTATTGCGTACAACAACCTCACCATTATTGCCCGGTTTATTGTAAGCCTGTGCTATGTCAACTTCTCCTGTTTCATTTTTTTTCACCAGGGCAATCTGCGAAGCAATCTTCATGGCCCCAAGCTCGGAAACATTGATGTCATCAATGTAGCGGAATTCCTTGAGCCCATGAGAAAAGAGAGGTTCCCCGCGGCAAGTGGCAAGAAAATCATCGTCAACTAAATGCAGCATTGAGGACGCCGGAATTATCTCGCCGCCTCCCGGTTCATCACCGTCCAGCCAATAGGCGATTTCACGCCCCATGCGGTTAGTTATGACACCGTGCAGCACGTTCAACCCCTTGTATTTTCCGGAGTCAATAAGGCCATCTTTAGGAGAGCACACCCGGTTTGCCCGGATAAATTGCAGTTGAGGAAACCCTGTCTTGCTCTCCGTCAACATTACAAAGCAATCCCCGTCAATGTCGATGGCGGTGGAGATCAGATACAGGAGCGAGTGAAAATTCTTTCCGTTCACGCATGCAACTTTGTAAAACGCCTTGATGTACTCGTCATACTTCGCTGCAACTTCCGGATTCTTGCACAAAGATTTGAACAGAAAAGCTTTACCTATAGAGTATTCAGCCTTCATGTTCACGGCGCCTTTTACAACGCCGTTGTTCTTGTACAACAGACGGGACGCGGAAATGAGGTTCTTCCGGGTAAGGCGTCCGGAAAGCTGTTCCGGCTCCTTGAGGTAATTCGGCAATCGTTGCAAGCCATCATCATAACTGCCGCTTTCGTAAATGGGACGGCTTGAGAACGGGCGCCCGAACTGGTCTAAAATCTGAACATTCCCCGCCTTCATCGGAACACCACCCTTGCAACGTTGTTCCCTCCTTCAAACCGGCCATGCTCAAGAGAGCGGATAGCCAGCCCCAAGGCTTCAACCCACAAATCAACAGTCATGGAGCCCGGCGCGAACTGGAATGAGCTATCACCCACATTCCCTTGAGTGATTTCCTTCCCTTGGTTTTCAATTATGTCTTCAACAGCCTTATCTAAAGCCTCTTTCAAGCGTAGTATGCGCTCGTCGGCATCCACCAT